TAATACTGCCGGCATGAACCTTTACCTTATCACCAGCGCACATAATGAGAGAACCGCCGGACATGGCAACGCCATCAACAATGACAGTAACCTCGGCAGACAATTCCTTCAAGTGATTATGAATTATAATTGCGTCGTACGCATTGCCGCCAAGACTATTTATCCGCACCGTCAGCTTGCTTACGTCTTTAATATCTTTAAGGTCTTTAAGAAAGTCATCAAGTATGATAAAATTGCCTTCTATAGCTTTTCCTGACCAATCAACAGGTCTTTTTGATACAATATCGCCATACAACGTAACCTCTGCTTCATTGCCAACTTTCTTCATACAGTAGGGCGTCTGCGACACAGTTACAACAGGCGCAACACCTCGTGCTTGCGGCAAGCGAAGCCAATTAAATAAACTCATTATTCATCTCCTCCATTTTCATCATCGGACTCTTCATTTTCATTGGCAAAATCCGTTTTTGTACCGCCAATTTTTTCCAGCCCAGCAACTTCACGTGCAAGCTGGACAAGATTTTCTTCCCAATCGCCACCGTCAAATTCAACAGTAGCCTGCTCATGCGTTTTGAAGCCATGTTCGACCGAAAGTATAGCCGCCTTAACTTCTTTTATCGGGTCAAGCAAGCCTTGCGACGGTCCAATCCATTGTGTACCGCAATAAGCAGCACGAATAAGCGGATCACTAAAAAAACCCGGAGCATTTACTCGACCTCTAGCCACAGCTTCTGCCAACCACGCCTCATAGACAGGCTGACAAAAATCGTCAACCAGCCATTTGCGGTGTTTTTTTATGACTTTATATGCTTCAAGTAGGGCGCCTCTGGAAGCTGAGTATGATTTTGTAAATTCCTTCAACAACACATCTTTAGGGATTTGCAAAGCTGCCCCAACCTGCATTGCCATAGATTTCACAAAATTGTCAAAACCGTTTGTTGGTATATTTGGATTGCCAAACTTAACATTTTCTCCCGGTCGTAAATGAATAACTAAACCGGGACCCATTTCATACTCATTTGGATCATGGCTCACCTCCTGCTCATCACCGCCAATCTCATTTAACGGAAATGCAGCCGGGTCGGCCGAAGTTTCAATCCATGCCGTAAACATTGCTTGCACCAATGCACCTGCCAATTCTGCTTCTGTATAACGCCGAATTTGCAATAACTGTTCAATAACCGGCGCAAGAAATGTCACACCCCGATATTGACCGGCTCGCTCAGGCTTCATGATTTGCAATACATTTGGCAAACCTGTAATTTTGCCGTAGGCTTCCACTCTCGCCCATTTTTTTGGATTGCCAACCCGCACAAGCTCAAACGGATAATGGTTACAAATATGATAGGCAACAATAGCAGAGGTGTCTTTATCCACCTCAACGCCGTCATAGATATAATTTCCGTTTTTGGCAATTCCTTCGGTAATACCAACAGGCAAACTGCCAGCATCTCCGGGTGTTGAAACCAAATCAGCTTCCAGCAATTTTATGCGTAAACCATACGGATAAAATGCAGAAGGCGAATCCCTCAACAATAACGCAAAACAATCGCCGGACATTAACGCAGACTTAATTGCCAGTTCTTGTAACTCGTCAAAATTTGAAACGCCGATTGCATCACAACATTGCTTTTTTTCTGCCCATAACCGCCATTCGGTTTCCGTGCGATTTTGCCACGCCTTAGCTTGCTCTGGCGACATTCCCAAAACATCACGATTAACACGGCTTTTCATTTTCAAGCCAATACCAACAGTATTGGTGCAGGTTGTCTGAATAGCAGCCGTAGCAATCGGCGAAGCCATATATAGCATTCGAGCACGTTGCCGCAGAGTATAATTGTGACTGTCAATATCATCTCGCGGATTACCTGACCGGGCAACAAACCCTTTTAGTGCGTTTTTCGAATAACTTGCGCCGGCTTCGCCATATCCCATGGTTTGCGGAACAATGTTATTCTTTATTTGAGCTTCCATTTTTTATTCACCTCCCATATCCATTTATTTGAGTAACAAAAAAAGACACCCCGTACGGCGAAGAAAGGAAGTAAAGTCGCCGCACAGAATGTCTGGTAAAGCCGCTCATGCGACGAATACCCACATTTTACCAATCCCTAGGAACAATACCCACAGCCTTTCTGGGGCTATGTCCACTCGAGAGAGATTCCAATTCTGCAATATCATCTTCCAAAGTTGCAATCATGTTTTGTATATCCGCAAGGTCTGTATGATACCTTTGTAGATTGCGAGAGCCCACACCATAGCTTTGCACAGCGTCAGGAGAGAGCATATAACTCTCTCTGTCCAGATATTTTTGCAATCTCTCTCGCTTTTGCTCCAATGTCTTTTCAATCGCAGTTTTTGACATATTCAAATCTCCTACCATTCATCATAAAATTTATTATTGAAACTGCCGCCATTTCTATTAAAGGCAGATTGCGGCACCTGTTTTTTTATGTTCTTTTTCTTTTTTCCAGAAGCAAGGTCTTTTAGACGGCTGGCGATAGCGTCCAAATCAGCAGCAGTAGCCTTAAATGCCGCATTTGCATAGTTGCGACAGTCGAGCGCTTCATTTCTTTCGTGTCCGGGGATTTTTTCCCATACCCACGGATGCTGCCGTCCCTGCTTGTATACCAGTCGTTCTGACAACAATCCGGCAAAAAATGTCATATCATAACCACAATCTTCATTTTTGGGAAAATGATAATATTTTGCTCCACGCTCTCGTACTTTTAACGAATCCATTATGGATTGTTTGCCGGAATCAACGCCTATTGTATACAACCAGCATTGCCCAATATAAGTTCCTCGAATAATAATGTTCGTTTGCTTTGCTGGCGAAGTATACGGCACGCCTTCACCGCCGCGACCTTTAATTGCAAACACCTTACGATAAAAACGCTCCCGACAAGCTGCATAAACGTCTTGAGTGTAATGTCCGCCACTATCCACAAATGTTGTTGAAATTTTCAACGTTACACCATTGGCAAAACTATATTTATGGTCAATTATATCGTCAAGTGCAGCCCAAACCTCTGCGGTATCAGGCCGTCCCATTATAACGCCACGTTTAATTCCCCATTTTTCACCAAAATGCCCATGCCCTACAACTTCATATTCCAGTCGATCGTCTTGCGTATCAACTCCACATGTCAGCACGAGAACACCATCAGGCAATTCGGCTTCGTAAGTCTCACGCCTTCCCATAATGGTTTCCTCATCATCAATATCACCTCGGTCTTCCCACAATTCGCCGAATTTTGTATTATAAACAACTTGCAATTTGCGAGTATCGCCAAGAGCTTCCAGATAAGCAAGAATCAATTCCGACCAGTTTACCCAAGGAGAAGAAAATGCATTTAGCCAAAAAGACCGAACGCCATTTTGATATGCCGCAGGATTTTCTGCTACCCATTTTGCAGGCTGCTTTCTCATTTGTTTTTCAGTATGTACGCAACCGCATGATGGACAAACCCACAGCACACTTTTTACGTTGTAATATTTTTTATTTTTGATAATTGTCGTGTCATATTCAAAACGAATATCGGCAAAACAAATATTGTGGTACTCTCCGCAATCTGGGCATTGATGGTGCCATCGTTCTTGTGTTCCTTGCGTGAACAAATCTTCAATGGCACTGTGCCCCTTGATTGTCGGAGTTGACACGGCAATGGACTTTGCATTATAGAACGCTGTTTGGCGAGCTTTTGCCAATTCCCAAGGGCTGCCTTCTGTCCCGGCACTAACCGCCCATCTGTCCAACTCGTCACCAATCACATAACGAACGGGCGTCGAAGAAAGTCCCGAAGCACTATTTGAACCACAAATCGTTAACATACCGCCCGGGAATGATTTTTGCAAAATTGTATTGCCACTATCCCTGCTTTTTGCGTCCTTCACCTTAGAACGGAGAGCCTTGCAATCTCTCACCATAGGGGCAATACGAAGCTTTGAGAATTTTCGGGCATCATCAAGCGTAGGATGAATATACAACATGCTGCCTGGGTCTTGGTCTATAGCGTATGCTACGGAGTTGAGCTCAAACTCAGTCTTGCCAATCTGTGCAGCTGCAACCAAAACTAAGAGCTTAATTTTGTAATCAGTAAATGCGTCCATAGGCTCTTGCAAATAAGGAGTGCGAGACGTTCGCCAAGGTCCGGGTTCTGCCGCACTTTCTTGCGAAACATAACGGTTCTTGTCAGCCCATTGAGAAACAGTAATATCCTCTGGAGGTGTAAACAAGGATATAATACCGGCTATAGCTGCATTCAGTTTCTCCGAATTGCTGCTATACGTCCTCATCTTGCGCCGTCCATTTCTGCCGTTCTGTCACTAATTTTTCATACGCGCTTGGGTCGTACTTAAACTTTGCCAATTCCCCAAGAATAGCATTCGTCTCACGCCTGATTATAACGGAAGCTTCTGCTGGGGACTCTGCACCTGCAACATCTACCGCAATTCGACTGGGAAGAGCGGCAATCATGCCACGTATTGTAATAACTAGTTGCTCTGTCATCATGGCAACATCTTCCGAACGGTGCAT